GGTAGTTGGAACCCCGATTTCTCTCTAGTCACGGGGTCTCTCTTAGGGGGCCATAATGATTGACCCCTCGAGCCCCATCACTCAAGCCGCTTTCGGTGAGTTGATCGGGATTGGTCAGTCCGAAGTTAGCGATTACGTGCGAGCCGGCACCTTGAGCCGGGACGCCACATTGGCCACTTGGCTGCTTGAATACTGCGCCCACATCCGTGGCATTGCGGCGGGTCGCGGGGGTGACGCCGGCCCAGAGCTCACGGCAGAGCGCGCGCGCTTGGCCAGGGCACAAGCGGAACGGATCGAGATGCAAAATTCTGTCACGCGCGGCGAGCTGGCGCCGGCGCACGTGCTCGAGGAGATTCTAGGTAAGACCACGGCGAAGATCGCAAAGATCCTCGACACCATCCCGGGCATGCTGCGCCGGCGGTACCCGCAGTTCACATCGCAGGACGTTGCGGAGATCGCAGCCATTGTCGCCCAGGCTCGCAACATGGCTGCAGGCCTGCGTCTGTCTGACGTCGAAGACATCGACGATGTCGATGTTCCCGATCAGCTCACCGACAATCCGGAGCGCGTCGCGTGAACCTCCGGCAGTTCCTCGACGAAAGCCAGATCGCACTCATCGATGCGAGCCTCGATCGAGGCCTCGCGCCGCTGACGGTGGCGCCGCAGGTCACCCTCGAGCAGTGGGCGTGCGAGAACTTCTACCTGTCCGCTGAGTCCAGCTATGTGGAGCAGCGCTGGAAGCCCTGGCCATTCCAGCGCGGCATCATGGCTGTCGTCAGCAATGACGATGTCGCCCAGGTCGACCTGAAGAAGTCGAAGCGTGTCGGTTACACCAAGGTGATCGTCGCCTCGATCTGCTTCAACGCACGGGTGCGCCGGCGCAACCAGTGCGTCTGGCAGCCGACGGACGAGGACGCCGAGGACTTCATGAAGTCCGAAGTGGATACGGCGCTGCGTGACGTGACCGCCATGCGCGCCGTCTTCCCTGGCTACATGGCGCGCCACAAGGACAACACGCTTCATCAGAAGAAGTTCATCGGATCCCTGCTGCGCGGGCGCGGCGGCAAGGCCTCCAAGAACTATCGGCGTATCTCCATCGATGTCGGCTACATGGACGAGCTCGACGCCTTCGACAATGACGTCGAAAAGTCCGGCGCGCCGGACGTCCTCGCCGCGGGGCGCCTGCAGGGCGCAACGTTCCCGAAGTTCGTGTGTGGCAGCACGCCAAAGCTCAAGGGCTTCAGCCTGATTGATGCCCGGTTCGAGCGGGCTGATGAACGGTTCCGGTTCAACATCCGCTGCCCCCAGTGCCAGGCCTGGCACCCGCTCACCTGGGGCGGGAAGGACGAGCCGCACGGATTCAAGTTCGATCCTGCGAACCCGGGCGACGTCCGCCATGGCTGTCCGCACTGCGCGTATCCGCTGCAGCAGGCGGAGTACCTGGCGGCTGCTGAAGCTGGCGAGTGGATCAACGAGCGCGGGGATGTGTTCCTCCGGGCAGATGGATCCTTCACGACGCCGGAAGGCACTGCGGTACCGGCACCCTCGCATGTGGGCCTTCACGTTTGGACCGCCTACAGCCCGGTCGTCACCTGGGCCCAGATCGTCCGGGAGTTCCTGGATGCCCACGCGAAGATGCAGGAGGGCGACGACGCCAAGATGAAGGTGTGGGTCAACGAGACCCTCGGCGAGGCCTGGGAGGGGGAGGTTGAACGCACCGACGCCGATGACCTGAAGAATCGCGCTGAGCCCTTCCAGCTGCGCCATATGCCGCGCGACTGCCTGCTGCTGTTGGCTGGACTGGATACGCAGGACAACCGAATCGAAGCAGGCGTGTGGGGCCTGGGGCGGGGTGGCCAGACGTGGACCATTGATCACCAGGTCTTCTTCGGCAATCCCACGCAGCAGGACGTCTGGAACGAGGTGGAGGCATTCCTGCGCAACCAGGAGTACAGCCACGCCAGCGGCATCCCCCAGAAGATCTTCGCCAGTGCGATCGACTCCGGCGGCCACCATGCCGATGCGGTGTATGCATTTGCGCACCGACTGAAGGGGTTGCGGGTTCATGCGATCAAGGGCGTCAGCGGCCGCGAGCGCTCGATCGACCACGGGAATACGAAGGTCGGCTACAAGTGGAATGGAAAGGTCGAGCGTAACGGCGCTGTGCTGTGGCACGTCGGAACCAACCTTGCCAAAGATCGATTCCAGTCCCGCCTCGAGGTGACTGCACCTGGTCCCGGATATGTGCACCTGTCGAAGGAACTCAGCGACGAATGGTTTAAGCAGCTCGCCGGCGAGATCCGCGCGACGAGGTCCGTACGCAGCGGTACGGAGACCCGCTGGACGGCGAATAGAAAGCGCATCGAGGTTCGCGACTGCCTGACATACGCCATCTGGCTCGAGGAGCGCCTGGACCTGTGGGCGCCGCGCCGTGCGAAGTGGTGGGACCAGATTGAGCAGCAGCTGCAGGCTGAGGACCTCTTCAGCATGGCGGCCGCACGTGAGGACAGGCCTGTGGCGCCGACTGCACCCGTCGCGCCAGCGGCTACTGTCGTTCCACCAGCGCTGTTGCAGCCAAGGGCGCCGGCGCCGCGGCGAGGCGGCCTGGTCGATGGCGACTGGAGCATTCGATGAGCGCCAGTCCCGGAAGAATCGAAGAACTGCGCGAGGAGCTCGTGGCCGCGGTGGTCCAGCGCAATGGCGTCTCCGCTGCGGAGGCCTTGCCGTACGTCAACGCCGTGCTTGTCCACCTGCAGGAATCCTACGGGACGCAGGAGCTCTACATTCCAGCGCCGACGGCAAAGTGGGATCTCGAGATCCTCACCGAGGCGCTCCGGAAGGAACGGCCTTCGCAGGTCGCGCGTCGATTCGGCATGAGCAGGGCGACCGCCTACCGTCTCAAAGCTTCCCTAGTTTTGAGACGCGGGGTTGGCGAAAGTCCCGCACCATGCCCTCCGTCAACGAAGAGCGACTGACCCTATACATCGACGCCGAAAAGGCGATCCTGCGTGGTCAGTCGTATCGGATCGATGACAGACAGGTGCAGCGCGCCGAGCTGGCTGAGGTGCGTGCGGAGATCCAGCGCCTGCAGGCGGTCGTCGCGCGTGAGCAGGCAGCCGCGGCTGGCCGTGGTGGTCGGTTCTCCCAGGCCAACTTCTCCGGTTGCGACTGATGGCGATGCGCAAGAAGGCCATCGGCAAGGCCGCAGTCGCCAAGCGGGCCAAGGCCTCTCGCGCGAAGGCGAAGCCTCAGGCGGCTGTGCACGAGGCCGTACGACACTCTCGCCAGCGCCGTCTCGCTCGCGATGGAGGCTCCGCAAACACCATCGTCCAGCAGGACGCCAAGCAGCTGCGCGACAGCGCACGCGCACTCTGCCGCGACCATGACATCGCTCGCAACGCCATCAGCATCCTTGTACAGAACACGGTGGGCTCCGGTATCGATGTGATGCCAGCGCCCCGGGTGAAGGGTGGCGAGGTGGATCGCGACCTCGCGCAGCAGCTGCGCGACCTGTGGGATGAGTGGTGGGATCGGCCGGAGGTGACCTGGCGGCACGACTTCGGGAAGTGCCAGCAGCTGATCGCCACTTCGGCCTATCGGGACGGCGAGGTCTTCTGGCAGCAGCTGGCGGGCCCCGTTCCCTACCTGGACCACGGCACGTCCGTTCCGTTCTCGCTCGAGATGCTCGAGGCGGACATGGTGCCGCTCGACCTCAATGATGATGTCCGAAACATCATGCAGGGAGTCGAGCGCAACACGTGGGGTCGATTCGTCGCCTACCACGTGTTCAAGAAGCATCCCGGAGAACCGGGTGTCGGTATCCGCGTCGACACCAAGCGAGTACCGGCCGACCAGGTGTACCAGTTCGCGATGATCGATCGCATCCACCAGGTGCGCGGCCTGTCGGTGTTCGCTCCGGTGGTCAACCGCATGCGAGACATCCAGGACTACGAGGACAGCGAACGCATCGCGGCCAAGGTTGCAGCGTCCATGTGCGCGCAGATCGTCAAAGGCGGGCCGGACACCTTTGTGGGTGCCGACGGGAGTACCGTACTACCCGGCGGTGTTGCCGCTGCCACCGAGCGGGCTATCCGTTCGCTCACGATGGTTCCCGGCATGATCGCCGATGATCTTCTGCCAGGTGAGCGGATCGAGATCCTCGACAGCAAGCGCCCGAATCCGAACGTTGCGAGCTATGTGGATAGTCAGCTCCGTCGCGCGGCCGGTGGCCTGAATGTGAGCTTCAGCTCGCTCTCGCTGAACTACAGCGGCACCTACAGCGCCCAGCGCCAGGAACTCGTCGAGAAGTTCGGCGCCTACATCATGTTGGGCGAACAGTTCATTGCTCGCGTCCTGCGGCCAATCTGGGCCCAGTTCGTGCAGACGGCCGTGCTTGACGGAAGGATCCGCAAGCCGGCGGTCATGTCCCTGCGTGAGCTCTCATCCGCCATCTACATCCGGCCGCAGATGCCCTGGATCGATCCGCTCAAGGAAGCGCTAGCGCGCGGTGAGATGGAAGATCGCGGCTGGCAGGCGCCGCAGCAGAACATCCTTCTTGCAGGCAACGATCCGGAAGAAGTCCTGCGTATGCGCCACGCCTGGCTCGAACAGACCAAGGATCTGCCTACTGGCGGTGGCCAGGCAGGCGGATCTGGCGAGCCATCCACAGACCAGAACCAGGGCCGCCGCGCCGCATTGCGCGCGGCCGCCGTCAGTGAAGCCACGAGGGAGGCAGCCTAATGCCCATTCCGACCATTTCCGCACGACTGCGCGAGGCCTTCGCCCGCGGCAACCACGCCCCTTCGGACCTCGCCGGCACGATGCGCGTGGTCCAGGCTGCCGACCAGTCATCGGTCGACGTGCTGATCTACGGCTACATCGGCAGCTCGTGGTGGGATGACGAGTCGGTCACCGCCAAGTCGGTCGTCGATGCCTTGAAGGACAGCGTCGCCAAGACGATCAATGTCCGTATCAACAGCTACGGTGGCAGCGTCAGCGATGGCCTTGCCATCCACAACGAGCTGCGCCGGCACACAGCGCGTGGCGCCACGGTGAATGTCACGATCGACGGCGTCGCCGCCTCGATGGCATCCCTGATCGCAATGGCCGGTGACACCATCACCATGGCTCGCAACACGCTGATGATGCTGCATGCGCCGTGGGGCACGCTCTACATCGAGAGCAACGCCAAGGGCATCCGCGAGCTCGCGGAGGAGGCGGCCTCGCTCCTGGATGTGATGGGCAAGGCCATGGCCCAGAGCTACTCCCGCAAGACTGGCAAGGCGGCGGACGAGTACGAGGCGATGTGGGCCACTGGCAAGGACTACTGGTACACGGCCGACGAGGCGAAGGATGCAGGCCTCGCCGATTCCGTGACCGACGCCGACGACCAGGCGCCCGACGACGATGGCGAGGAGGAGGGCAGCGCCGCTGCCCTGGCCGCAGAACTGCTGGCGCGTGCGCCCGAGGCGTTGCGCGGAAACCTGCGCGCCGCGCTGCGGCTGAACCCAGATCCGAATTCGCGAGCATCCGCCCGCGCAACACTGCCGGCCCCCGCCGGCACCACAACTGGAGTTGAAACCATGTCCAAAGAGACCAACCAGGGCGCGGCGGGTACCGGCAATGCCGCCGACGTGCAGGCCGCGATGGTAGCCCTGCGCACCCGCAATACGGAGATCCTCGCCCTCGCCGCAACCTGTGCCGACAACAAGGAGGTCCAGGAGTACGTCCAGCGCGTCGTTGCCGAGGCCGACGTGCAGGTGACCGCTGGCGACGTGGGTAAGGAGATCCTGAAGATCCAGGCGAAGAACCGCGTGCCGCTCAATGGCGGCGTCTCGGTGAGCGCCGGCGTGGACGAGCGCGAGAAGGTGCGCGAGGCGATGGGCAATGCCATCCAGGCTCGGGCCAGCATGGCCAAGGCCGATCCGGCAAACCCCTATCGTGGGTTCACGCTGCAGGAGATCGCGCGCGCCTGCGCGGAGCGCGCCGGCGTCAACGTGCGCGGCATGGATCGCCTGTCCATGATCGGCGCGGCGTTCACGCACCACAGCAGCGACTTCCCGCTGCTGCTGGCGAACGTGTCGCAGAAGGCGCTGCTCGCTGGCTACAACGACACGCCGGAGCTCTTCCCGCAGTTCACGCGCGCCGTGAACGTGTCGGACTTCAAGGCCGCGACGCTGGCCGGTCTGGGCCTCTTCTCCAACCTCGACATCGTGCGCGAGAACGGGGAGTACAAGTACGGAACGTTCAGCGAGGCTGGCACCACCATCCAGCTGGCGACCTATGGCAAGCTGTTCAGCATCAGCCGCCAGGCCATCATCAACGATGACCTGAACGCGTTCACCGACGTGCCGCGCAAGATGGGCGCGGCGGCGAAGCGCACGGTCGGCGCAGCAGTCATCAACCTGCTGACCAGCAACCCGACGCTGTCGGACAGCGTGACCCTGTTCCACGCGACCCACAACAACCTGCTGACCGGCGCCGCGATCTCCACCACCTCGGTGGACGCCATGGCAGCTTCCATGGCCAAGCAGACCGGCCCCGGCGGTGTCGGCACCGTGATGGTGCCGCTGAAGTACCTGGTCGTGCCGATCGCGCTGCGCGGCCTGGCACTGACGGTCAAGCAGAGCCAGTTCGAGGTAACCAGCAACAAGAACAACACGACGCCGAACATCGTGCGCGACACGTTCGAGGTCATCGGCGACCCGCGTCTGGACGCGGCCAGTGCTGCTGTGTGGTACGGCGTGGCGGATCCGTCGCAGTGCGACGGCATCGTCGTGGCGTACCTCGATGGCCAGCAGGAGCCGTACCTGGAGGCAAAGGACGGCTGGAACGTCGATGGCACCGAGTTCAAGGTGCGCATCGATGCCGCTGCCGGCATCGGCGATCACCGCGGCCTCGCGAAGAACCCCGGACCGTAAGGGTCAGCCAGGGGCGCCGATGAGGCGCCCCATCCCTTCAGCATCAACCAGACCAGGAGTAAAGGTTCATGTCCACGAACTACGTACAGAAAGGGGATGTGATCGACCACACCCTCTCGGGCACCGTGGCCAAGGGCGCCGTGGTGGCGCTCAAGCACGCGATCGGCATTGCGCTTGCCGGTGGCGGTTCGGGCGATGTCATCCCCGTGGCGCTCGAAGGCGTCTTCACCGGACCGAAGGTGTCGGGCGCGGTGTTCGTCGTCGGCGAGAAGCTCATCTGGGACAGCTCGGCTGGCGCCTTCGATGATTCTGCTGCAACCCCCGCCTCGGGTGACATCACCGGTGGCGTGGTCGCCGTGGTCGCTGGTGGCAACGGCGAGACCACCTGCACCTTCAAGCTGACACCGGGCAACGCCACGCTGACCGCCTGATCGCGGCAGCGAGGACCTGGACAGCCCATGCTCGGCATGCGCATAGAGAGTCAGGCGGCCCTGGCGGGCCTGAACGGCTTGGAGAAGCAGTTCAGGTTCGCCCAGGCCGTCGCGCTCACGCGTACTGCGCAGTTCGCGCAGATGGATCTGCGCAGCCGGCTGCCCAAGCTGTTCGATCGGCCGACACCATTCACGGTGAACTCGACATACGTGAAGCGTGCGACGCCGGGCAACCCCGTGGCCGAGGTCGGGTTCCGTGGGCGCAATCCCGAGAAGCACTACCTGGCGCCGCAGGTTCAAGGCGGAAGCCGCGATGCCAAACGGTTCGAGTACCACCTGCGGAGGGCTGGTCTGCTGGGTCCGGACGAGTACGTGGTGCCCGCTCGCGGGTTTGTTCTGGATGCGTTCGGCAACGTGCCTCGCAAGGTTTACAGCGCGATCCTCTCGGATCTTCAGGCGCACCCCGACCCGCTTTCCAACTCGACCAGGGAATCCCGCAGCAAGCGAGCGCGCCGCAAGGTGCACTCGAAGCGGGCTGTCTACTTCGTCAGTCGCGGCCGCGGATTGTGGTTCGGTCGCCGACAGCACCTGCCCGCTGGAATCTACGAGCGCACCTACTTCGGCCAGCTCGGCAGCGCGATCCGCGGTGTCTTCATGTTCGTGCGCACCAAGCCAACCTACAAGGCCAGGCTGCCGCTGCAGGAAATCGTCCAGGACAACATCAACCTGCACCTCGAGCCTGAGACCGAGAAGGCCCTGCAGGCCGCCCTGGCCACTGCGAGGCCTGCATGATCATAGAGTCAGAGCAGGATCGCATCGACATGATCCTGGCGCTCGGCATGGGTTATCGCGCTCGGACTGCTGCCGGCGAAGTCGACGTGATTTTCGAGAACGGCTACGTCGCAATGGACGCACCGTCGGGCTTCCGCCAGACCGACACCACGCCTTCCCTGACCGTGACATCGAGGCAGGCCGCCGACCTGGGCCTGGATATGCGCGGCACCCCCGTCACCGTGATCGATCCGTGTGGCGTGAGAACCGACTACGCCGTGCGAGATCCCCAGCCGGACGGCACCGGCATGAGCCGCATCGAACTGGAGAAGCTGCAATGAACCGCTGCTTGATGGCTCTCTTGCTGATCGTGGCCACCAGCCAGGCGCTCGGCGCGGAAGCCCTCTGCACGTATCCCGGCCTGACCAACCCGCCGGACCGCATCGGGAAGCTCTCTGCACCGCTCCCGAACGGGGACACCCACTGGGCGACCTGGTACCTGGACGGCGGCCTCTGCTTCGACACGTTCACGTTGAGCATCCGCACACTCGTCGAGAGGGCGATGGATGGCCGGCTGACCGACGAGGAGGCGATGGCCTACCGCGAACAGTCCAATGCGGGACTGACCGGTGAGCAGCGCACGGAACTGGACGAGCGGTGGGTAGCCGAGCGGCGCCGGGTGTTCGTGGACGTGTACGCCTTCCCGCCGAAGGTTCTGGAGGGCATTGCCTACCGCCGGCGCTCCCTGGTGGATGGCAACGAATGGCAGCGCGTGGGCCGGGTGCCGGTGGATACCGAGTGCCAGAGAAGCGGCAAGGCCGGCGACATGATGCGTGTCGAGCGGCGCTTTCTAGTCCCTGACGCGCCCACCGCTGCCCTGCCTACCGAGATTTTCGCGCGCTGCGGATGATCGCGCGCTGGCTAATTTCCATCCTTCCCACATCACTGCTGAGGGCCATCATGGGCGCCAAACTCGATCAACTGAATGCTGAGATCGCGGCTGTGAAGGAGCAGGCGGCGCGCGTGCACGCCGCTTTCATGAAGCTCGACACCGAGAACAAGGCCGTCCGCAACGACTTATCTGCGGCGGTGGATGCGCGAGATGCCGCCCGCGAAACCATCGCCTCGCAGGAACTGACGATAGCGGAGTTGCAGCGCCAGCTCGCCGCTGTGCCCACCGGCGGCGCCACCGATGCCGATCTCGACGCCTCGCGCGCGAGCCTGTCGCAGGCCACGCAGCAGCTCTCGGACGATGCCACGCGGTTCAACCCGGGATGATCTGCATGCTGCGCATGTCGTTCTATGTCCCCGGGCTGAAGCCGATCACCGTGGGCGGCGGCCCGCCGTTTCGGGCGCTGAAGTACGCGCTGGTGCATCTGCCGGTAAAGAATCCGAAGCGCGAGCCGCGCGGCTTCTGCGCCAGGAACGCCGAGCGCACGGCCAGCCGCATCGAGTCCGCGCCATGATGCGCGTTCGCGTCCTGGTGCTGGTTTGCGCGGCGCTGCTCTCAGCGATCCCGCTGCAGTCCGCCGGCATCATCACGCAGTCGGGACCGCGCTACTTCGGCGGCATTCCCGAACCTCCAGCGAGCTGCGAGGAATGCCTCGAACTCACCCAGGGCGTCTGGACTGAGATCACGCCGCCGGCGACGGGCTACGCCTCGACCTACGGCACGCAGACCATCGTCTTCGATCCGTCGAATCACGATGTTCTGTACACCACCGTCGATACGCTCGGGCTGTGGAAGTCCACCGACCGTGGCGCCACCTGGACCGAGCTCGGCTCGGGGACAGCCTCTGGCGGGCCGACCACCACCCGGCTCGACAGCCCGGTTTGCATTGCGGTCAACCCGGCCAACTCGAACCACCTCGTAGCGACGCAGGGCATCCGCGGCACGAGCCTTGGGTTCTGGATCTCCACCGATGGCGGGGCCACTTGGACGATGCCTTCGGGCTTCAGTTCGGTGTCGCCGACGATGGACGTCACGACGCTGGCCATCGACCCGACCGACTTCAGCCACATGCTGGTGGGGACCCACGGCTCCCCGGCGGCGATCCTCGAGACGTTCAATGCCGGCGTGGACTGGACGCTGCACGAGGCCGAGGAGAGCTGGCCCACCGGCAGCATGGGTCTCACGATCCTGCGTCACCCGACGCTCGAGCAGGGCAACTCCGCGACGTGGCTGGCCGAGTTCGACGGCGGCGGCAAGTGGCGCACCACGGACTCCGGTGCGACATGGACGCAGGTTTCATCGGTAAGCATCCCGCACGGCCTGGTGCACGGCGCGTTCTATACCGCCGATGGCACGCTCTACGCGGCGGGCGGCCCCTACGCGATGAAGAGCACCGACAACGCGGCGTCCTTCACCGCGATGTCCGACCTGCCGTCGAGCGCCTACCTGCAGGTGGCGGAGGCTGGCGGCACGCTCTACACGCGCCCGTCCTATCCGCTGCTGGAAGGCTATGGCGGCACGACGGCGTTTCAGGTGTCCACCGATGGTGGCAGCGACTGGGGCGCACAGGGCTCGCCCGGCAATCAGACCTTCACCAACGGCCCGATTCACCTGGTGGTCGATGAAGTGAACAACATCCTATACGCGGCCAACTGGAACGGCGGGCTGTGGGCCCTGAAGGTGGCACCATGAAGCGACACTTGCACGCCGCGCTGCTCGCGGTACTGGCGTTCGTATCCACTCCGACGCACGCCGCTGTCGCGGAAGGCTACAAGGTCTTCCTTGGCCTCCAGACCACCGACGAATACGTACTGACGCCGGGCACCACCCAGGTATCGGGAAGCCTGTTCATCGTGCTCGCCGTGGGACGGGATGTGGCCGTGCCCACCGGCTTCGCGGTGACGGACACCAACGCGAACTCAGGGTGGCAATTGGCCGTTACGGTCACCAACACTTTCACCCGAGCCTCCATCTACTACTGCATCGGCTGTACGGGTGGCGCGGGCTACGAGGTCACCATCACCCCTTCTGCTGAAGTTGGCATGCAGGCCGGCTTTCTGGAGCTGACCGGCTTCGGCACTTCTGGAACGCTCGGGGACACCGGCACCGGAACCATCGCCGACGTCACCACGATCCCGATGCCGTCGGTGGACACCACCGCAGCCAATCAGGTGGTCATCAACGCCTTCGGGACGTATGGCGGCACCTTCGACTCGGACCCGATTGCGAGCGGCGGGGCGCCATTCACCCTTGCCATAACCCCGCCGCCCTATCCGCCGGACCCGATGGTGCTTGCGGCGCTCTCGTGGGCACAGCCGGCTTCCACCGGCGCCTATGCCGATGAGTTCGAGACGGTGGAGGCGGTCTCCCTGGCCTCGCTCGTTTCGGCCACGTTCATTCCGTCCGGCGGCGGTGGTGGCGATGGAGTCGCCCCGGTCCTGATGCTCCAGGACCCCGGCAAGGGCTATGGCCCGCACCAATCTCAACAGCTCGGAGGCCTTCTGCAATGAAGCGCGTACTCACTTCCCTTTGCCTGCTGCTGGTCAGCGCCTTCGCGCATGCCGAGGGCTGCATCCTTTCCGGCGTCGCCGACCAGTACACGTACTTCGTGGCGGTGGACTCCACCGATTTCACCACGCGCGAGACCGGGCTTTCGAGCTTCACGGTCTACCGCTCGCGCAATGGCGCCGCCGCTGCGGCGTTCACCACGCCGACGATCAATGAGACCAGCAGCGCCAACATGCCCGGCGTGTACGAGCTCTTGCTCGATGAGGACATGACGCTCGACAGCGGGGATGACGTGCAGCACATGGCGCTTCACATCACCGCCACCGGCATGGCACCGGTGACGAAGGAGATCTGCATCCAGCGGGCGAAGATCACCGCCGGCGAGACCGTGACGGCCACCAGCGGCCGTGCGAACGCCGATGCGGTGGCGATCAGCGGGGACACCGGCGCCGCGGATGCGCTGGAGCTGCACTACGACGGCACCGCTGGTGTGGTGCCTGGCACTGGCATCGGAGAACGCGGCACCGCTCAGGCTGGAGCTGCAGGGACGATCACCCTGCGAAGCGGCGCGAGCTCGACAACTGATTACTACGTCGGCGCCAGCGTCGCCATCGTCGCTGGCACAGGTGCTGGACAGTCCAGCCGGACGATCAGTGCCTACAACGGCACCACCAAGGTCGCGACGGTTTCCGAGGACTGGGTGACCAATCCGGCTTCGGATAGCGTGTATGAAATCTGGCAGACCGCTCCAAGTACACCTGGGATCTCGACCAGCGACATCCGTGGAATCGTGATCGAAGACCAGGGTGGCGGCGTGACGCTGGGCTGCACTCTGGCCGTGCTGCTTGCATATGCGGCGGGCGATCTCGCTACCACTGGCGGCGACTCCACCTACGAGGATCCAAGCGGCACCGAGACTCGCATCACTGGAACGGTTGCCAGCGCTGGAAACCGCACGGCCAGTGTCACATGTCCGTCGTACTGACATGCCCGATACCCCAGATGGCTGGCAACCTCCCGGGTGGCAGCCTCCCGAGCCGGAGGCCGAGGGAGGCCCCTGGGGTGCGGACGGCTGGCAGCCAGATGGGTGGCAACCCAGTGTCACACCTGGCGATGCGATCGTTCTCGAGGTCGGGGACTGCTCGCATGGCCACATTGCTGAGAGCCCAGCAATGATTCAAGGGAGCGTCCTGTCCGTATCGGGTTCCGCTCACGCCCACGTTGCGGCAGAGGTGGCCATCTCGCAAAGTAGTGTGCTCTCAGTCGGCGACGCCCAGCATTCGCACGTGGCCGATCAGGTGGCATTGCTGCAAAGCAACGTGCTTGCAGTGGCGGACAGCATCCACGCCCACGCCGCGGACAGCATCGGCCTCACGCAGGCCCAGCTGCTGTCTGTGGGCGATGCTGTGCATGCCGTAATCTCCGAGGCGCTGAACCTGAGCCAGGCGGCCGTCCTGGCCGTCGAGTCCAGCATCCATGCGCACGCCGCCGATGCCGCGGACGTGAGCACCGGTGCGTTCCTCTCCGTGGGGAGTGCGGCGCACGGCCATGCGAGCGAGCAGCTCGATCTCGTCCAGGCCTCGATCCTCATCATCGGCGATTCTGTGCACACGTTGGTGTCAGCGGAGATCCTGCTGAGCCAGAGCACGCTGCTTGCCGTCGAGGACGCCATCCACGCGATGGCGGCAGACGGCGTAGAGCTGAGCAACGCCGCGTTCCTCGCGGTGGCCAGCGCTGTGCACCTGCAGGCGGCCGATGCAATCGACCTTTCGCAGGCTAGCACGCTCATCGTGAGCGACAGCTTCCACGCGCACGTCGCACGCCAGATCACCCTCTTGATGCCCGGTGGCCCTGCGGTGCCGCCTGGCCGATCCATCGTTGTCCAGGCCCGGGGCAGGGTCATCGTCGTTCAGCCGAAGAGCCGGGCAATCTCAACTTCACCCCTTTCTCGAACCATCACGGTGCACTGACATGAGCGAACGAAAGTGGATCGACATCAAGACCAACTTCCGCAGCGGCGGGGAACCCTACTTCGCCGGCGAGCGGTTGTTCGAACCGACCGAGAAGGCCGTCCGCTGGATCAAGGCCGGCTGGGCCTCCGATGTCAGCGGCGAGATTCCCACCGGCACTCCTGACACCTCGCCGAAGACGCTCGAGGTGCAGGACGCCATCCACGACGCGACCGCCGACAAGGCGTAAGGAGCAACCATGGCACGTCATGCCCCCAATGCCTTCTACAGCGGTTCGTTCAACACGCTGAGGAACAGCGCCAACCGCCGCCAGGTGGTGCTGGATTCGGAGGTTACCTCGTATGCCAGCATCGCCGCGGCGACGTTGGCGGAAACGCCGATCGACAACGACGACATGGCCGAGGCCGCGGGCTCGGTATCGGGTCGTCGGCTGAACATCTCGCAGATCGCCGACATCGACATCGACGCGAGCGGCGATGCCACCCACGTGGCCATCGTCGATGATGATGCCGATACGGTGCTCTACGTGACCGTCTGCACGACGCAGACACTCACCTCGGGTGGCAAGGTCACCATTCCCGGCTGGGGCATCGAGCTGCGCGCGCCGGCGGCGCCCTGATCCGGGGACATCGATGACCTGCGCCACCTTGCCGGCACGCATGTGGGAGGACGCCCTGGTACCGGGCGACTCCGACCAGTTCAAGGTCG